ACGCCGCACGCCAAAGAAATAGTTTTAATAGAAACTAGAGGCGAAGGCGGTTATGTCTTAGCACCACCATCCGAAGGTTACACTAAAGAAAAAGAGTTTCAAGTAAACTTAATAACCTTAGAGCAACGCGATTCAATCTTATCTATATGCCGTTCGTTTAACGAAGTAGTAAAAGAAGTACGCGCGCAAGTGGTGGCCGACTCCGACGCTTACGCGACAACGCCGTGGGATGATTACAATAGCAAGTGCGACGTAGTTGCCCTACTAGAATCAAACGGATGGACGTGGATTGAAACTAGGGGCGAGCGTGAGTTCTTAAAGCGTCCAGGTAAAACGGATTCGCACATAAGCGCCGACTATCATAAAGGCCTTGGCTTATTTAAAGTATTTAGCACCTCAACACAATTTGAGACCGGCCGAGGTTATAAACCTTTTGCGATATATGCAACGCTTGAGCATAACGGAAACTTTAGCGAAGCCGCCAAGCAACTAATTAAAGACGGATATGGCGAAGGGCGAAACAAAGTTAGTGTTAATATTAAAAAAGATTACCTAGGTAAAAAAGACGAAGGCATAGACTCCGAGAACATCGCCGCGTTTATTTCGCAGAAACATAAGCTTGATATTAACAAGGCCAAGCAATTAGTAACCGACCTAGATAATGACACACAAACGGAGTTGCTTACCTTTTGGTCGGTTACCAAAGGCGTAATAGCAATAGATAGGTACAAGCTTATAAACCTATTAAGCGCCGAGGGTGGGTTTTATCTTTACTACTACGATAAGAAACTTAACTACCAACTTGTAAGGATTGTCGATAACTTTGTATCGGAGACGAACATGGAACAAATTAAAAAGTTCTTGATTAATTACATAGACTCTATTCCTTACGATAACTTTGACGGCATTAATAAAAACCGCTTACGCGAAATAATATATAAAGGTGCCGATGCTTATTTTAATAAAGGCCTCTTTGAGTTTATGAGCAACGTAGAACTTAAACTTCTTAAGCATACCAAGGACTCGGCCTACTATCCGTTTTTAAACGGCGTAGTACATGTAACCAAGGACAAGAAAGAACTACTTAAGTATGGCGCTATAAATATGCACGTATGGCGCGAGCAAGTTATACCTTACGAAATTAATATAGACCAGGACTTAGACTTAACAAATGTAGCCTACCTTAAGTTTATAGAAAAGATAAGCAACGATGAGGCCGCACGTACCGAATACACCAAGGCTTTAATAGGTTATCTTTTACACACATATAAAGATCCTACAAAAAGTTATGCGGTTATCCTTGCCGAAGAGACCGAAGACGAGGCCGAAGGTGGCGGAGCCGGTAAAGGTTTATTCTTTAAGGCAATAGGTAAGCTTATAAACTTAGTATCTATTGATGGTAAGAACTTTAAGCTTGATAAGTCCTTTGCGTTTCAACGCGTGGAGTTATCAACCCAGTTAATAGTTATCGAGGATTGCCGTAAGAACGTAGACTTTGAAGGTTTTTATAGTAAGATTACCGAAGGCGTAACAATTGAGAAAAAGAATAAAGACGAAATTTATATAGGCTACGAGGACGCTCCAAAGTTTGGGTTTACTACCAATTACACTATAAACTATTCGGGAGGCCACGGCAAGCGTAGGGTTAAGGTACTAGAGTTTAGTAACTTCTTTAACCATAACAATACACCATTGGACTTCTTTGGTGGCAAGGCCATGTTTAGCAACGATTGGGATCGGGATGAATGGAACCGCTTTTATAACTTTATGATTGACTCCGTGCAAAACTATCTTTTAAACGGAATACCAAAAATAGATAATAGCCAAACTATTAATCGTAAGAATATTAAGCTTAACTTTGGCGAAGACTTCTTAGATTACTTTGAACTAATAGAGTTTGAAAAGTGGCTAGAGTTTGGCAACGAGTACTTAAACTTTTTAAACACTAACGATCTTGAGAAAAAAGATTATAGCCAAATTAAGTTTAAGAAAGGTCTAAAGGTTGCCTCGGATATATTTAACTTAAAACTAGAAACAAGGCGTAACAATCAAAATAATAACAAAAATGAATTTAAAATATTTGCTGGAATTTGACAAATGGCTTAAGAAAAACCCTCAAGGGGGTATTTTCATACACGATTTACTCAATTTGAAAGTTTCCATACGTGATTTGAAAACTCATAACTAATTGATAATCAATAGCCGCTACTCAATATACTCGATTTACTTAATTTATTTAACTTTTAAGGGGGGGGGGGTAAAAATAAAAAAAGGGAATAGGGTATAGATAAAACAGCTAAAAATCGAGTAAATTAAGTATATTGAGTAACAAGTATTGATAATGAACCACTTAGATAAAAATAAAATCATAGAATATCTTTACAACCATATAGATATTAACCGGCTTATCAACTCCGTTGATCCGGAACACTTAAGAGACGATTTAAAACAAGAAACATTTTTAGCATTGCTATCTATGCCGGACGATAAGATAAGCGAAATTTGGGCCTCTAATGGCCTTGTAGGGTTTACTATAAAAATTATAACAAACATGGCGTTTAGTAGTACATCGCCATTTTATAAGAAGTTTAGAAAGAATGACTACCAAAAAGCCCTAGAATATTACCGAAGCCAAATTAAACTACCGGAATTAAATACTAACTTTGCTAACATAGCTAAAAAACGTTTAGCCAATAAATACCAAGAAGACGAACTTCAAGCACATGAAGCGATATTATTCACTAAGTACGTAGAACTAAGAAGTTGTAAAAAAGTAGCCGACTTTTATAGCATACCAGAGAAACATGTAAAAGATATAATCCGTAAAACTAAACTCGAATTAAAAAACCTTTGCTTAAATAATAAAATTTAAAACATGATAACAATTGCACTAGGGGCTTTTTTCTTTGCTTATTACTTTGTAAATGTGGCCAAAATAATTTACTTTATTAAAAAAGTATGGCAGATTCCGTTTGAGAAAAGAATCAAACCTTTTGACTGCGTAACTTGTTTAAGCGTATGGATGGCGGTGGTATTTTATTTTATGCCGTTTGAGTTAACACAATTTATTTGTGTTATATTTGGAGCGGGATTCATTGGACAAAAAATTAAATAAATATGCAGCCAATATTACTACCATTACTTTGCCATAACGAAAACACAGTTTTATTTGATGAACTTGGGGTTGACTACAACTACGAGAACTTAACGAGTGTTGAGTTTATGTTTTTTACAATAGACTATGCTTGTAGTAATACAAAGAACGATCGCGAGTTTACGGAAATAGTAAGCATGGGCGAAAGCTTTGTAGTTGATTTAACCTGGAATGAATTTAAAAAACTTATTAAATAATATGGCAAAAACAAAAACTGGCGACGCGCGAAAAGTTACCTTTGGCAAACGTAAGAACGGATCGGCAAAGAAAAGCTACAACAAGCATAACCCTAAACCAAAGCAATATCGTGGACAAGGCAGATAAAATTATACAAGTTATCGGAATTACACAAAAGGTAAGCGGGTGCGGATGGCATAGGGTTACTATACCTTTAGCTTTTTTGCCGGACTCCTACAACCATGTTACCAATGTGCCAACGCAAGAAATACTTGAAGAGCGCGGATTTGATATAATGCTTTACAATAGGTTTAGCCCTTTTGACAATGCATGGGATGAAACAAAGCAGCACTTTAAGGTGGTAATGGATTTGGACGATGATTGGGAGTTACCATATAATCATCCTTTATATCCTTACTACGAGCCACAAAAGAAACGTGTTGTAACTAATATTTTTAACGCGGACTTAGTTACTTGTACCAACGAACGCATTGCGGACAAGGTAAGTAAGTACAACAAGAATGTTTTAATTTTACCTAATTCAATACCGCTAGGCGAACAACAATACACCGACCATAGACACGAAAGCGATTTAGTGCGCATCTTTTGGGCGGGCGGTAGTACACACCTTGAGGATATACGCTTACTTGCTAACCCATTAAAAAGATTAAGCGGCTCGAAAGGTTTTGAAATGGTATTAGGCGGGTACACGGATAGCGATCCGGTTAGTAAAGCTTATTGGGATCAAGTACATAACATGTTTACTTTTGGTGGTAAGTTTCCTAATAGAAAACTACCGAGCGAGTTGCCAAATAACTACATGACACATTTTGAGCATGCCGATATTATGTTAGTGCCTTTACAACAAAGCGATTGGCACGCATGTAAAAGCAACCTTAAGATACTTGAGGCGGCAAGCAAACGCATTGCGGTAATATGTAGCCACGTTGAGCCATATAGTAAAGATAGCGACGCACCGGTGCTTTGGGTAAAGAACCAAGGCGATTGGTTTAAACATATAAACTATTTATTAAATAATCCGCAAGAAAGGATCAAGCTAGGCCATGACCTTTACGAGTGGGCAAAAACAAAATATAACTATGAGTCAATTGGTAAAACTAGACGCAAAGCATTTGGAGACCTTGTTAAAGCATAAGCACTTCTATGATTTGTTTATAAGAACGGGGGAACTAGTAGGCTTTACACACGAAATACAAAACGATCTATTGAATGTGTATAGGTTAGCCGATCCTATTTATACTTATAACAATAGATGCGGCGCTTGTATTGGAACCTTTTTAGTTAACGTTTATAAAACATTCAATGAGCAACTTCATTCATAAGACGGCAATAGTAGGGCCAAACGTAACCCTTGGCGACAATGTTTACATTGGGCCATATTGTGTAATAGGCGAACCGGCCGAGCATAAGTTATTTTGGAACGCACCGATTGGCGAGGTGGTAATAGGCGATGATTGTGTAATAACGGGCCACGTAACTATCGACGCCGGAACCATAGATAAAACAATTATAGGCGCCGGAACCTGGATGCTTAAGCATAGCCACGTCGGGCATGATTGCTTAATAGGTAACAATGTAACAATAAGTTGCGGGGCAAAGATTGGTGGACATACTAGGATTGGCAATGGTTGTAATATAGGACTTAACGCCGTGATTCATCAAAAGCAAGTAATTGCGCCAGGATGCATGATTGGTATGGGTGCCGTAGTTACACGCAAGCTTTATACTACGCACGCTACCAAGTACGCCGGTAACCCAGCAAAAGAAATAGGTAAAAACATAGTTTAAATGAAAGTACTAATAGCCGGTTTAGTTTACGGAGAAAGGCCAATAGATGCCTTAGTTAATAACTTATCTAATTTGAATTACGAGAACGCATCGTTCGTGGCAATCAATACCGAAGGCATAGCTAACGCTATGAACGAAGCTATTGATATTGCTTTAATTGATGGCTACGATGCCATTGCTTATTTAGCAAACGATATTATCGAGCCGGATAATTGGCTTAATAAAAAGCTTGAGGCTTTGCAGACTTACCCAAACGCGGGCATTGTGGCAAGTAGTTTAGATAGGGTTAGGCTTGGAATTAATAGCGAGCATTTAATAAGCAATTGGCTTTTAAGTATGAAGTTAGTTGAGCAAATAGGTATCTTCAATGAGTCTATGTTTCCCTATGGGCCAATAGACTTGGACTATTGCGAGAGGGCCAACCTTGCGGGTTTTAATACTTACTATGTAATGGATTGTCTTGCCGAGCATATAGGCGGGCATGCTACCGGCGATGAATACGGATATAACAAAGCCGAACTATTACAAAAGAATTGGTCATTGCATGAAGCCGATATAAGAGGCTACCGCGAAGGCACTAAAAATATTAAAATATGGAAATAAGAGAAAGCGTTACTAGAAAGTTTAAAGATATAGACGAAGAGAAATTAATGGACTTGGCCTTTGCCTATTGCGACAATTGCATGGAAGGGCAAAAGCAAGTAGCTACCGGAAGCGGTAAGATAGTAGAAATTAGAGACCGCTTCGTGCCAACGATTGATTATTTCTTAGATCATTGGTTAAGAAAGCATGACTTTGAATTTTATACAAAGATGGGGCTTTGGAAGGTAAGACAAGATCCGACGCACCCTTATCATGAGGTTGCTAATAGAATTGTATTTATGTTCAAGTCTTTGGCTATTGATATTGTGGCTAACGAAGGCAAAGCTATTTTCTATGCTAAGAATGCGTTAGGCATGACCGATAGGGCAATGACCGAGAATACAAACATAGACACCATTACTATCAAGTATGAATCTTGATATAAAACTATGTAAGCCGCACCCAGCACAAAAGCAAGTATTGGATTCCGATGCTCGTTTTAGAGTTATGATGTGCGGGCGAAGGTTCGGCAAGTCTTTAATTAGTCAAAACATATCCATAGAGACCGGCTTAAAGAGGCAGCACGTGGCGTACATAACGCCTACCTATCAATTAGGTAAAATGTTCTTTAAGGAAATATGTAAGCTATTGCCGGACAAGGTTTATAAAAAGAACGAGACCGATTTACTTATCGACTTTGTTACCGGTGGCTCGGTTAGGTTTTATACCGGCGAGCGCTTAGACGCAATGCGCGGAACCAAATACCATTTAGTCATTATAGACGAGGCCTCCTATATTCCTAATTTAGAAGAGGGATGGAATAATTCAATAAGGCCGACCTTAACCGATTACAAAGGTAAGGCCATATTTTTAAGCACGCCAAGGGGCAAGAACTATTTTTATAGCTTGTTTATGCGTGGAGGCGAACCTAACTGGGAGGCTTTTAAATTTACTACTTACGATAATCCGCACATAGATCCTACGGAAGTTGATGCGGCGGCGGCGCAACTACCAAGCGTAGTATTTAAGCAAGAATATCTTGCCGATCCTATGGAGAATGCCGCCAACCCGTTTGGCTCGGAGTTTATCTTTGCGTGTACCCGAGAGACTAAAGGAACGGCCGTTTATTATGGTATTGACTTAGCTAAGTCCGTCGATTGGACTGTGATAATAGGAATGGACAAGCAAGGCAACGTGGTGCATTTTGAAAGGTTCCAAAAGGATTGGATGCAAACCAAAGAAACAATATTAAGACTACCTAAGAATATCCCGATAGTAATTGATAGCACCGGAGTAGGCGACGCCATTGTAGAGGATTTACAAAAGAAGTTTAATAAGATGTATGGCTTTAAGTTTACGGCTACAAGCAAGCAGCAATTGCTTGAGGCTCTAAGTAGTGCCATACAAACTAAGTCTATAAGTTATCCGGATGGGCCGATAAAAAACGAACTTGAGGTATTTGAGTACACCTTTACACCTACTGGGGTAAGGTACTCGGCACCGCAAGGATTCCACGATGACTGCGTAATTGCTTTGGCTTTGGCAAATAAATGCCGTATTGAGCATAAAGAAGTGGGTAAGTACCACGTAATCTAAAAAGTATATTTATAAGAGTATGAAGTTAACAATTGACAAATTCCAAAGACTGCAAGCCATTGCCACGCTAGATAGCGAGGAAATAGAAAAGGCAAGCCGTTTAGTACAAGTATTGCTTGACAAAAGCGAGGCCGAAGTGGATGCCATGCCGTTAAAAAAGTTTGGTAAGCTTTGCGATAAGTTAAAGAAAGCGTTTGACTTAACAATTGACGCAGCTACAATGAGCAAGCCAAAGACCTTAATTGTGGCAAATGGTAATGTCTATAACTTGAACTTTGATATTAAACCTCCGTTTAACACGGGGCGATATATTGAGGTTTTGACATTTAGCAAGGATGATCCTATTATGAACATGCATAATATCTTAGCTAGTATTTGTACACCGATGGCCTGGAGTTGGAGAAAGTTTAACTATGTAAAGCAACCATACGAAGCGTTAAAGCACGAAGAGTATGCTAACGATTTTAAGCAAGCTGACTTTCGACACGGATATTTCGCAATGGTTTTTTTTTATTCATTATTAACCAATTCAACGGGCGGTACCATGGACTCTTTGATAGCGCAGATGAATTTGAGGAAAGTGAACAAAAAAAGAGTGTTACAATTGAAGAAAGTTTTGCAGACAATTGGGGGTGGATCTATAACGCAAAACAAGTAAGCGAGTTTGAGGCGATTGCACTTGATGCGGTTTACGATTTACCGGTAGTGCAATTTTTGAACGATTTAAGTTATTTAAAAAGTAAAAGGCAACTAGATGAGCATCAATATAAACAAAGCGCAAGCGGATTTTCTTAGCGAAGGTGGAGACCTTGGCGGCACCGACATTGTGGAATTTGGCGTAGTTGCCGGAATGCTTGAGCAATATGGTGCGGAGTTACTTACAAATATTAGTTACTTTGGTAACAATAAAGGCGTAGTTGGTAGCGGGGATTTACTTAGTAGTATGGTTCCGGAAATAACCGAAGATAACGGAGTTACTACGTTTAGATTAAGGATGCTAGATTATTATGATTACCCGAACGAAGGGGTAAAAGGCGTTAATAGTTCTAGCAATGCACCAGGATCGCCTTACCAATATAGAAACTACGGCATGAGTAGTGAAGGTAGGGCATCGCTTAAAAAATATATATTAAGCGGCAAGGCAAAGATAACAAGCGTAAAAAATGACAAAGCGCTTGGTAAGGGAGGCGAAAAGATAGGCGTAGCATTTAGTAATAAAAAAGCTTTAATAGATCAACAAGTAGACACGCTTGCTTATTTGATAAAGCGATTTGGTATTAAAAAAACTAATTACTTTACGGATGCTTTTAATAAGACCTTTAAAAGTTTTGAGGTAGACATGGTAGAAGCGGCCGGAAGGGATATAGTAATAACATTTAATAGATTAAACAATAGAAAATAATGGCAATAACAAACATAGCCTATCCAAGCGGAAGCCCGAGCCTACAAGATGACCTTTGGCATATATTCAATACAAACGTATCCGGTCAAACTGACTACAAGTATGTCATGGATATTTTTGTAGGCGGAACTCAACAAGTAAGGGTTAAATTATATCCGGAGCCTACAAATAATAGGGGCTATTTTAACGCGGGGCCAATTGTTCGTAATACGTTAACTTATGAATGGCTAACACCTAAAGAGGAATTAATAGTTTGTCAACCAAATGTAAGCGGACAAGTAGCGCAGACTTACCAATATAGAATTGGCGAAGAGTATAGCGGTACAACTTATTTAAACCTTGTAAGCGGTAGCGTTACGGCATTTAATTGGGTAGCACCTACGTTTAAAAGAAGAGTAAGCGATTTAAGTATTTATAACGGCAAAGCTTTAACTAATAGACCTGGAGAAATTAACGCTAACTTAACCGATAATTTATACATAGGCGCAAAAGATGTAAGCGGCGTAACTGTTGTAACTTATAATCAAAACAATACTTTAGTAACTACGGCCAATTTAAGCTTAATATCTTTAAGGCCTTTTATACAATTAAACATTGGGCCTAATGCAATTAATACAACTTATGGTAGTGCTTTGATAAATAGTGCTACTAAATACTATATGGTAACTATTGGAGCTAGTATTTATAGAATAAACTTAGCTTGTAATCCTAAATATGAAAGTTATAACTTACATTTTATGAATCATTTAGGGGTATTTGACACCGCAATTTTTGATCTTGCTAGTAGGCTTACTATGGATGTAACAAGAAAGGGATTTGAAAAAAGGGATTTTGCTTTTGGCAATAGCGCGGTTACTTACTTTGATGCCAATAAAAAATATAACGATAGCAATGTAAACTATTTAAATAAAAAAGATCATAGCTATAAACTTACAATGAACGCGCCAAATGATTTGGAGTATGAATGGCTTGCGGAGTTAATAGATTCGCCTCAAGTATATTTCGAACTTGATGGTTATTATTACCCAGTTAGTATTAAGAATAACAACTACGAGTATAGCAAATATGTAAACAATAGATTAAGAGTTTTTGAAGTAGACATAGACATTAACCAAACAAGATATAGTCAATTAAGATAATATGACAAGAATTTTTATCGAAGGATATGAACTAGATTTAACCGAAGGTTTAAGCAATCAAATAACTTATGCCATTGATGACTTGCAAAACTTAGATAGTAAAAGTACAAGCTTTACTAAAACAATTGTTTTGCCTGGAACCGGTAACAATAATAAACTTTTAGGAAATATCTTTGAGTTTAACAATGCAAACTTTTTTGATGAATCGGCTCAAAACGTTTTAGCAAATTATAACGCAGCAATAAAAGCAAACGCACGTATTGAAGTCGACGGATTAGAAATAATGAAAGGCACCTTAAGGTTGCTTGAAATTATACATAGCGAAGGCGGTATAGAATACGAGGTCGCAATCTTTGGCGAATTGTCGGGTTTTATAGGTGCTTTAGGTAATTTAAAACTTGAAGAGTTAGACTTTAGCGGATATAACCATACTTATAATGTTTCAAATATTACCGCTAGTTGGGAGTCAAGCGGATCAAGGGGAACTAATAATACAACGTCTTATGGAAGCGGTTACTATTACCCATTAATAGATTATGGAGCGGATAGTACAAATAAAATAGATTTTAAACTTAACGCATTTAGACCTTCGTTTTTTGTCAAAGAGTATATCGATAAAATGTTTGAACTTTCTAATTATACTTATGACTCCGCGTTTTTTAACTCGGCTTTCTTTAAAACGTTATTAATACCAAATAATCAAAAAGAATTTAGTAAAAAAAGTAGCACGGCTTTTTTGGTTGCATCTAGCGGCGATAGTTATACCAATGCGTCGGGTGGTAGCATACCAATAGCTTTTAGTACAACAACTACGTTAGGTAGCTTTACCGCTAATGGTGCTTATAATTTATTTACTTATAATAGTGCAACGCAATTAACCGGATCAATGAACCTTACGTTAAAAGGCGATATTATTTTTGGAACACCTAACGGAATCGTGTCTTTTAAAATATTAAAAAACGGCGATGTAATCCATAGCCAAAATACTACGCAAACATCGTTTGACTTAAGCATTATTATAAACGAAGTTAGTTTTAATCTAAACGATACCTTGCAAATTGTATGGAGTGGGCCTTATAGAGAAAGTACTTATTTTACCGAAGTTACAATAGACACCGGCACTATTACAATTAATAGCGTTGCAACTTATGTACCTTTTAATCATGACGAAGCGATTAGCGTAAACGATACAATTCCTAAAGGTATTTTCTTAAAAGACTTTTTTACATCTATTATGAAGATGTTTAACCTTGTAGTTTATGAAGATAAATACACTAGCAATAAACTTTTAATAGAACCTTATTATAATTTTTTTACCGGCGAGCAAATAGATTGGAGCGATAAACTTGATAGGTCAAAGCCTATTAAGATAAAGCCAATGAGTGAACTAGCTTATAGATATTATAAGTTAAAATATAAAGAAGATAATGATTTCTACAATGAGAACTATCGCAAAGCTTTTAATGAAGGATATGCGGATAGGATTTATGATACTAATTACGATTTTAATAAAGATTCGCAAGATGTTTCTATAATATTTGCGCCGAGTGTTTTATATAAAGCAACCGGAACGGATAAAACATACCCAGCGATTTATAAAAAGTCAAATAATAATGCGGTAGAGGATCGCATGGATTCGATTATACGTATTGGAATGGTTAAAAAGAAAACCGGCGTTGCTAACTGGCGCATTCAAAAACAAGACGGAAGTGGGAATTGGTCTGGCGTTTTAAATGCTTACGGGTATTTTGGCCATCTTGATGATCCTACCACACCAGCAATAGATATAAACTTTGGAGCGCCTTTAGAAATTTATTTTACAAATAGTAGCTATCCAAGTAATAATTTATTTAATACTTACTACTCCGGCTACATGGCCGAAATTACCGACAAAGATAGCCGACTTATTACCGGAATGTTTTATTTAAACGATTTAGATATTTATAACCTTGACTTTAAAAAGTTTATTTATTTAGATGGTGGTGTTTATAAAATTTCAAGAATCATAGATTATGAAGCCGGCAAAAATACAGCTACTAAAGTTGAGTTATTAAGAGTTATTTACAAATCATCAAGCATAGTTGATACGGAACCTAATTGGCAAACTTTAGGGGTTAACACTTGCGTAAGTTGTAATAATTACGTAGTTTATCAAGATACGAATCCTTATTCAAGTAGTTATAATAACTATCAAGTAAACGGCGTTAATATTGGAAGCACGCCTCCAACTTTTGGTAGTTGTAGCACATCGCCAACTTGGACAAGTCAAAGTTATAATACATGTTCTAGTTGCGGAACGTATTTAGTTTATAGAAATACAAACGCATGTAGTACTACTTATAATAACTACCAAGTAAACGGCGTTGACGTAGGCGCTACGGCTCCGGCAAGCGGCGATTGTGATGTAACGCCGGATTTTGTAAGCCAAGCTTATAACACGTGCGTTGATTGTGTTACTTATTTAGTTTATAGAGATACTAAACTTTGTTCGCCTACTTATGGCAACTACCGAGTAAATGGAGTAAATGTAGGCAATACGGCACCGGTTAGCGGAAGTTGTAACACATCGCCTATTTATACAAATCAATTTTACTACACTTGTTCTAGTTGCGGAACGTATTTAGTTTATAGAGACACTAACGTATGTAGCGAAACTGAAGGAATTTATAGGGTTAACGGAGTTGACGTAGGATATACCGCACCAACGGACGGGGCATGTAATACTACGGCTAATTGGGTAAGTCAAGCTTATAATACATGCGTAAGTTGTGTTAACTATTTAGTTTATAGAGACACAAACCCTTGTAGTGCAACTTATAACAATTACCGAGTAAATGGTATTAATGTAGGCAATACCGCGCCAGCAAGTGGCAATTGTAATACTACGGCTAGTTGGACAAGTCAAAGTTATAATACTTGCGTAAGTTGTGTTAACTATTTAGTGTATAGAGACACAAACCCTTGTAGTGCAACTTATAACAATTACCAAGTAAACGGCGTAAACGTAGGGAATACGGCGCCAACAAACGGGAATTGTAATACTAGCGCGGTTTATAATAGTAACATCGGCTTGCTTTATGTATGTAGTAGTGGTAGTGTATTTAGTTACGCGGTTTATCAAAATACAAATCCTTGCTTTACCGGAAATCAATACTTTACGAACGGAAGTAGTTACGCTACAAACCCAAGTAATTCCGCACCAAATACAACACAAAATTGGGTTGCAAATGGCGCTCAATATTGTAGTGGGTTTGATTTATACGAACCGCAAATTCAAACTAATGAATGTGCTACTGGTTACAATACTACAAGAAATTTTTTAATTCAAGCTAATTCTTGTACTTGTAATACATCGCCATTATATAATTTAAACATAGGTACATTATATATTTGCAATAACGGATCTGTTTTGTCTTATATTGTTTATCAAAATACAAATACTTGTTTTACCGGCAATCAATTCTTTACAAACGGAAGTAGTTACGCTACAAACCCTAGCAATACCGCACCGAATACTACTCAAAATTGGGTACCAAATGGATCAAGATATTGTAGCGGATTAGATTTATACGAGCCACAAATTCAAACAAATGAATGTGCGGTTAATTACAATGGAGTAAGAGACCAATTAATAGAATCAAATAGTCCTACATGTGCCGAAAGTTACACAATGAGCAATTGCTTAGGCGGCGGTGCTACAACTTATAGTGCAACTTATACTATTGGAAGTTTTAGCGTTAACGAACGCGTAACAAGTAGCGGTGTTACTTATGTTATTACCGGTACTACAACACCAACATCGGGTATTTCAATTACAAGTACGGGGCAAACCGGATGTCCGGAGTACACGCAATTTACCGATTATTGCACAATGAATATTTACTATATATTAGGCACCGGATATAGTAGCATGGGTACAAGTACCGATGTACCGGACGGATGCTTACAACCAACCGGAACAACCTCAACACCAAGCGGGACTCAAATCTATAATTTCACTAGCGATCCAGGTTGCGAGTGTGTATAAAAAATAAAAAATATGGCAACTAAAAATACAACAATTGCAGCCGAGATACAAATTAATACTAAGTATTCCGGTAAGACTTTAAAGGAATTAAAGAGTGAATTAAAAGATTTAAAAGATAATCTTGAAAATGCAGAATTTGGCTCCGAAGAGTTTAAAAGATTAAATAAAGAAATTGATGATTTACAAGGTCATTTAAACGGCACAACTAAAGCCGCTGCTGGCTCTGTTAAAGAATTAAAAGAACTTAAAAAACAACTTAAAGAAACGGCGGCCGGATCGGAAGAGTTTAAAAAACTTAGCGCGCAAATTAGAGACGTTGAAGATGGTTTAGAAAATGCAAAAGCCGGAGCCAATGATTTTGCTGGCGCTTTAGAAAATGCAGACGGCCCAGTAGGAATGTTTGGTAAAGGTTTAAGACAATTAGAAATTGCAACATCTTCATGGGGTGCTGCTTTAAAAGCTACCGGCATTGGGTTGCTTGTCGGTTTAGTTGGAGGACTTGCCGCCGCGTTTGCAAAGAACGAAGGCGCAATGAAAAGACTTGAGCCTATTACAACTCAATTCGGTAGAATTTTAAACGGCGTCTTGCGTACAATGGAGCCGTTACTTAATGCATTTTTAACACTTGCAGAACAAGCGCTACCTTATGTTAGCAAAGGTTTTGAAGTTGCATATAGTGCGTTAAGTTCATTTTTACAAGGCGTTGGGTTAGTTGGATCGGCTGTTAAAAAATTTATAAGCGGTGATTTTTCCGGCGCTTGGGATGATGCAAAAAAGTCTGTTACCGAATTTGGCAAAAGATACGAAGACGCAAATAAAAGATTTATTTCCGGAACTAAAGAATTAACCGATACAGAGAAAGCAGAACAAGCTAAAAGATTAGCGGATCAAAAAGCGGCTGCGGAAAAAGCAGAACAAATAAGAAAAGAAGCCGAGCAAAAAAGAAGGCAAGAAGTTCTCGATAAGGAAAAATGGGATTTACAAAGAAAAGAATATCAATTAGGAGTTGATAAAGAAATAAAAGAAAGCGGCGACCAAATCATAGCAGACGCAGCAAAGGCGGACGCAGAAAGGGAAGCTAAGGCAAAAAAAGACAGAGAAGATGCTTTAAAATATAGAACTCAATTAACCATTGATAATTATAAAAGAGAAAAAGATTTAAAAGATTTAGATAAGGCAAACGATGATAAATTAGCTAAAGCTAAGATTGATAACGTTAGGGCTATTGGAAATGCAACGGAGGCTTTAGGTGCTATTATAGGACAACAAACAACGGCCGGAAAAGCGCTAGGAATAGCAACAGCTTTGATAAATACTTATATTGGAGCGTCCGAAGTTATTAGAGCAAAGTCCGTATTGCCGGAGCCATTTGGTACAATACAAAAAATTGCGTCCGTTGCCGGTATTATTGCAACCGGTATTAAGTCTGTTAAAGCAATAATGGGCGTGCAAGTCCCTGGAGTTAAAGGTGCTAGCGGTGGCGGTGGATCTATGCCAAGCATTCCTAATATGAATGTAAGCGCACCTTTAATGGCGCAAGCAAGCACAACTACTTTAAACCAAGCGCAAGTTAACCAAATAGGCAACGTAGCGGCAAGGGCATTCGTAGTTGAAAGCGACGTAAGTGGTAACCAAGAACGTATACAAAGACTTAACCGAGCGGCTAGAATCAATTAAAAGTACATAAACTAAAAAAAAGATATTTATTAAGTATGGACTTACCTATTTACGAACTTAAGATTCAAGAAGAGTTGCAAGACGATGCCGAGGTATCGTTTATTGCATTGGTGGACAAGCCGGCCATTCAACGTGATTTTGTCGCGTTTACTCAAGATTTTATAGAACCAAGTAAAGGCGAAGGCAAGGACGCATTTTTGCCTAGATGCATAAGCTATGTAATTGGCGAGGGCAAAGAAACGGATCAAGCCGTAGCTATTTGCAATTCAATGTGGGAGCAGCATTTTTCAAACGATAAGCCTAAACTTAATTTTGCCATCCAGGACGAAGACAAGCATATTATAAGCGGGCCATTAATGCTAGCCGATAAGCCTATTTATAGAAACAATAAAAAGTTTGGCGAACATTTTGTAACCTTTAGCGCCGAAACAATTAAAGATATTGCTATTAAGTTTAGCAAGAAAGGCTACCAAGGCAATGTTAATTTAATGCACGATCAAGACATGCAGCTTGAAGGTCTTATTATGTTTGAAAGTTTTATCGTGGATAAAGCTAGAGGCATACAACCAATGGCGGGTTTTGAAGACGCTAAAGATGGTTCTTGGTTTGGTAGCTTTTATGTAGAAAACGAACAAGCTTGGAATTTAATAAAACAAGGCAAGGTAAAAGGTTTTAGCGTTGAGGGTTATTTTGAATACCCTAGCGAAAAAAAGGCGCCAACCTATGCCGAGCAAAAACTTGCAGAACTAGCAGAATTACTAAAAGTACCTTTAACACATAAATAATATATATAAACATGGAACAAGCACAAAACATTCTTGACAAAGTTTCAATGTTCTTTGCAGAACTTGTAGGAAACGAACAAATGCCAATGCCTAGCGGCGAAACTGCGGCACCGGTTAAAATGATGGAAGCCAAATTAAAAGACGGCACTATCGTTGAAGTAACTGAATTAGCGGTTGGCGGTATTGTAACTATTGAAGGCGTAGCGGCTCCGGTTGGCGAGCATATCCTTGAAAGCGGCGAAACTATCGTTTTAGGCGATAACGGAGTTATCATGGAAATTAAACCAAAGATGGAAGACGAAGTTTCAGTAGAAGTTGAAGTACCGGTAGTTGAAGATATGAGCGCAAAATTTGCCGCTTTTGAATCTGCAACTAACGAAAAGTTCACTGCTTACGAAAACAAATTTGCTCAATACGAAGCAAAGCTTGGTCAAGCAAATAAAGTAATTGAAGGCCTTATGCAAATTAGCAAAATGCTAGTTGAGGCACCTCAAAGCGCACCGGATGCTGGTGTTAAAACAAGCAATGCTTTTGCAACTCAAAAATTAGATGCTAAAGCGGAGTTCGAAAAATTTTCAAAATCAATTTGTTCATAAACTAAAATTTAATAAAAATGGCATTTTCATTTTCAGGCATAAGCGCATATACTAAACAAGACATTGCGCCATTGTTAACCGAAGCCGTATTTGCGGCAAAAACTCAGTCTTTAATTAAGGCGGGTGGTATCTTATTACCTAAAACAAAGTCTAGCGTTGCGGTACCTAAATTGGCTACTAACGCAAACTTCCAAGTTGATTCTTGCGGTTGGAACCCAAGTGGTACAACAACTTTAAGCCAAGCAACTGTAACAGTTGGTAAGGTAAAGCTTGAAGAGACAATTTGTCCAAAAGATTTTGAAGCTTACTTTTCTCAAGAGGCTTTGAAAGCGGGATCAACTTACGAAGATTTT